ATCCCGCAGCGTTCGGCCCGAGCCGAGGTTCCCGGCCAGCAGCAGATCAACATCACCCGCATGATCGTGGACGCCAACCTCGAAGGGGTTGAGCTCTGGTCGCGGGTCGAGATGCTGGGCAAGGTCTGGGACATCGTGACCCCGCCCGCTTACCACCACGGCGAGCGCAGGACTCGGCACTGGTCGATCGATGTCCGTGAGAGGCCGAGCTGATGGCCTACATCTACAAGGGCCTCAACGGCAAGAACATGGCGGAGATCATCGCCTCCCTCCCCGAGGTGCAGGCGGAAGTCGACCAGCGCGCGTTCGAGATCGGGGTCAGGGCTGAAGAGCTCCTGATCCAGCACAAGGTCGAGGGCGTCGCTCAGATCGAGATCGCCAAGGGTGACATCGACGCCTACGTCGTTCTCGCCGACGCCAACGGAACCAACGCCAAGACCAACTCGAACTCGGCCCTGTCGATCGAGTTCGGCCGCAACGCCTACGACGTGGAAGTGGTCGACGACCAAGGAAAGGTCATCGACGAGTACACGGTCGGCGCGATGCAGGGCCTGCACATCCTCGAAGAGGCTTCGCACCTCCCGAAGAAGCAAGGTCCGAAGACCAGCCCCAAGAAGCGCAAGGTCAAGATCAAGGCGCGCAAGAAGCGCGGAGGAGGTAGAGGCTGATGGCCGGTCTCCCTCCGGAGATCAAGGCGCTCGCCGAGCTCTCCCCGGTCGAAGACCTGATGCTCGCGATCCTGCGCGACGGACTGCCTGGCATCCAGGTCAAGTCCCTGATCGCCAAGGATCAGACGTTCCCCCTCGTACTCGTTCGCCGTGACCCGTCCTTCGGGAACTGGCAGGGCGACACCCGATTCCTCGACGCAGCCCGCGTCGCGGTGCACGTCTTCTGTCAAGACCCCGATGGCGACGAAGACGCCGCGATCCTCTCCGAGGCCGTGCGCGTGGTCATCCGCGACGCCTGGCTCTCACAGAAGGTCGTGCCCTCGCGCGGCCACATCACTCGGGTCGACCTCGCGTCTGCTCCTCGTCGGGTTACCGACTGGGCGACGTCGACCGGCCCGGTCCAGTACGCGGACCTTCCCACTGGTGTCTGGCGCTACGAAGCGACCTACGACATCGAGATCCGCAAGCCGCGCAACCGCCCGTACCCCATCCCGTAAGGAGAACACTTCGTGGCACTGAACGACAACGCCACCCTCGTCATCGGCTCCGGCAACTACCTGACGGCGCCGGTCGGAACCGACCTCCCCGAAGACCTGCTCGTCCCGACCTCTCCCTGGTCGATCGTCGGTCACACCTCGCTGGAGGACATCTTCTCGATCGCCTCCGAGGGCGGCGAGGCCACGGTCATCGGCACGCTCCAGAACAAGAGCCTGCGCACCAAGTACTCGGCCCGTACCGAGACGATGACCTTCACCCTCCAGCAGTTCGACGTCCCCGGCCTGAAGCTGTACTACGGCTCCAACGCCCCGGTCCTGCCGAACGGCACTGTCGGTGTTCCGACCGAGCCGACCCCCACGGTCTCCGCGTTCCTCGCGGTGTTCGTGGACGGCGAGAACCACTTCGCGTTCTACGCCCCCAAGGCCGAGATCTACCGCGCTGACGACGTGTCCTTCGGTGACACCGAGTCGCTGGCCGGCCTGCCGATCGGCGTGAAGCCGATGGCCTTCGGCTCGAACACCTACACCTACGCGATCACGCCGCTTGGTGCAAGTGTCGCAACCGGTGCGACCGCTGGTACGCCTGGCTCCTTCACCCCGGAGGGCTCGACCGTTCCGGCCAACCTGGCTGCGCTGGCTTCCGTCATCGCTACGCCGACCTCGGCCTGGACCACGGGCCAGAACGTCGTCCTCGGCGACGCCTCCACGGCGAGCTGGGATGGCGACTCCTGGGTCTCCGGCCCGGCTGCCTGATCAGGGCTCATCTGATCTCCCCCGGTGTGCAAGTGGTGCGGACCTCCTCGCACACCGGGGGCCCTTCGGGGCTCTTCTCACGACGGTCCGCGCTCTCCTCTCCCCTACTTCTTGGAGGTCCGCAACCCCATGGCCAACTTCTCCCTCGACTCCATCCGTGCCGCCGCTGAAGCGAAGTACGGGTCCACTGACATCGAGCTCGGCGACGGCTTCGTCGTCCGACTGCTCAACCCCCTGCGCCTCCCGAAGGAGAAGCGCGCCGAGCTCCTGAAGATCCAGGAGAAGCTGGACGGCGACGACGTCGACCAGGAGCAGGTGCTCTCGGACGCGATCCGCCTGGTCGCCGACAACGAGAAGGCGGCCGAGAAGCTGCTCTCGGAGATCGGCTCCGACCTCGCGGTCCTGGCGCAGATCTTCGCGACGTACAGCGAGGGCACCCAGGTGGGGGAAGCCTCGGCCTCGGAGAGCTGATCGACAAGTACGGCGAAGGGCTCTACCCCGACCTGCTCTTCCACTACGGAGTGGATCTCACTGAGGTGATCGCAGGTCGGGGGCCCGCGCCGGCCCTTGTCCTCGCTCTTGTCCAGAGGCTTCCTGACACGTCCCTCACCATCGCCCTCGCGTCGGGCGGCAGGGACCACTTCGGCTGGGGGCTTGACCGCCACATGCAGGCCGACATCTTCGACGCGATCAACCAGAACACCAGAGCCACCGGCCAGTGGGGCAAGGGCAAGGCGCCCAAGATCCCGCTCTGGCCACGCCCCAAGCCCGAGAAGAAGAACAAGGGCGAGGGCAAGAAGGGTCGCCGCGTCTCCGTGGCGGATCTCTACAACAAGTTCAACGCCAAGCGGAGGTAAGCGATGCCCCAGGGTCAGGTCATCGGACGCGTCAGTGTCCGCGTCCTGCCGGACACCAGTGAGTTCCGACGCAAGGCTGAGAATCAGCTCGCCAAGGACGAGAAGAAGCTCAAGGTCGAAGTCCAGGTCATGCCGAACATGGCCGGGTTCGAGCGTCAGCTCCTCACCGAGATCTCCAAGATCAGCCAGCGCAACCGCCAGTCGGACGCTCGCAAGGTGAAGATCTACACCCGCATCGACACGAGCACGATGAACGGCGAGCTGGCCAAGGCGATCCGCGCGTACTCCAACCGCGCCAAGAGCGGCGACAAGGTCAAGCTCCAGTCCGAGCTCGACGCGGGTGCAGTCGACCTGAAGATCTCGGACGAGTCGCTCCGCAAGATGACGGACGATCTCAACGACTGGCGCGACCACAACTCGCCGCTCAAGATCAAGATCGAGCCGGACATGAGCGCCCTCGGTGGCGCTGCCACCTCCGCTCGCCTCGCGGTCCTGACCCGGCCGCGCACGGTGTCGATCGTCCCCGAGCTGAACAACGCGGCTGTCGCCAAGGTAGCTACCGCGCTCGCTGCCCTGTCCGGCATCCGCGTGCTGAACAACCTCTTCGAGAAGTTCGGCAACATCCTGAAGAACCTCGACAAGAGCGTCCCGATCATCGGTTCGCTTGCGTCCGCCGTGGCCGGCCTGGCTTCGGCTGGCCTTGCCGGTGCGAGCAACCTCTTCGCGCTGTCAGCTTCGCTGGCCCAGATCGGACCAACTGTCGCCCTGCTTCCCGGACTTCTGGGTGGCTTCGCGGTCGGACTCGGCGTCACCATCGCCGCGTTCAAGGACTTCAACAAGGTCATCCCCGAGGTCAAGCAGACCCTCTCGGATCTCCAGAACGTGATCAGCGCGAACTTCTGGGAGAAGGCCAAGGCTCCGATCAAGGAGATGGTCGACTCCCTGCTCCCCGCGTTCCGTAAGGGCGTGGCGGACACGGCCACCGAACTCGGCGGCTTCTTCGGCTCCTTCGCCAAGAACCTCGGCTCCTCCCTCTCCCCCGCGCTGGGGCAGATGTTCACCGACCTGTCGTCGTCCATCACCATCGCGACCGGTGGAACCAAGGCGTTCGCCGACATCATCGCGACGCTGGGCAAGGTCGGTACCTCTTACCTGCCGCAGCTCGCGCAGTGGTTCGTCGACATCTCCAAGCAGTTCGCCGACTTCCTGAAGGCCAAGGGCGAGAACGGGATCAAGGCCGAGATCGACCAGGGCATCCAGGCCCTGAAGGATCTGGGCGGCGTCCTCTACAACGTCTACGGCATCCTGTCTGGTGTCGCCCGTGCGGCGACCGAGGCGGGCGGTACGTCCCTCGGGACGCTGAACGACGCACTGGCCAGCATCCACAAGACGGTCGACTCCAAGGGCTTCCAGTCCGGCCTGACCGACGTCTTCAAGGCTGCGCACGAGGCGATGAACAACATCGCCACGACGTCCGGGCCGGCAGTCAAGAACCTGTTCATCGAGCTCGGCTCCCTGCTTACGACGGTCCTCCCGAAGGCCGGCGAGATCATCGGTACGGCGCTCGACGCGGTGGCTTCGGCCCTCGCTCAGCCCGCTGTCACCGAGGGCATCTCGGCCATGTTCGACGGACTGCTCGGTGCAGTGCAGGCCCTCGCTCCCGCGATGGCTCCGCTCGGCCAGGCGCTCGGCGCGATCATGCAGGTCGTTGCCGCGATGCTCCCGGTCTTCGGTCAGCTCGTCTCGGCTGCGATCATCCCGCTCGCGAGCGCCTTCTCGACGCTCGCTCCGCAGCTCATCCCGATCGTCGAACTCCTCGGCGGCGCGCTGACGCAGGCGTTCCAGGCGCTGGCTCCGATCATCGAGCAGATGGTGCCGATCGTCGGCGACCTGCTCGGTACGGCGTTCCAGTTCCTCGGTACGCTCCTGCCTCCGATCGCTGCGATCTTCGGTCAGATCCTCGCCGCGGTGATGCCTCTGGCGTCCGCCCTGATCGATGCACTCGCCCCGATCCTGCCTGTGCTGTCTGCGGCACTGACCACGATCTTCACGGCCCTCCAGCCGGTGATCGCTGTCGCGCTCCAGATCATCACGGCAGTCATCCAGCCTCTGCTTCCGATGCTGTCCGAGGTCATCCAGTCCGTACTGCCTCCGCTGGCCGA